CGGATGCAGAAGTGGAGGGTGAGGACGATGGCGCTGAGACAACGTGAAGTCTTCGCCAAACGGCTCCCGCTGTACCGCAAAGACCCCTGCTTGTTCTTCAAAGAGGTTACACGCTTCAAGCCGGATAAATGGCAAAAAGAAGCGGCTACGGCCATTGCACAGCACCGCAAAGTTTCCATCCGCTCAGGACAGGGCGTTGGAAAAACAGCTTTTGAAGCAAACTTGGTGCTCTGGTTCTTGGCTTGCTTCCCGTATCCTCGCGTCGTGTGCACGGCACCGACCCGCCAGCAGTTGAACGATGTGCTCTGGGCTGAGATTGCCAAGTGGCAGGAGCGCAGTCCTGTCTTGCAGGCCATGCTTGTATGGACAAAGACCCGCGTCTACATGAAAGGACATGAGAAACGCTGGTTCGCCGTGGCCCGTACAGCCACTAAGCCAGAGAATATGCAGGGCTTCCACGAAGACAATATGCTTTTCGTGGTGGACGAGGCATCTGGCGTTGCTGACCCCATCATGGAGGCCATACAGGGCACATTGTCCGGCGATAACAACCGCTTACTGATGTGCGGAAACCCAACGCAGAACACTGGCACATTCCACGATTCGCACACCGTGGATGCCCAGTCCTACTACTGCATGAAGGTGTCCAGCAGGGACAGCCCCCGCACGAATAAGCAAAATATCGCTGACTTGGAGCGAAAGTTCGGCAAGAACAGCAATGTGGTCCGCGTCCGTGTTGACGGCGAGTTCCCGGAAAATGAGGACGACGTCTTTATTCCGATGGCGCTTGCCACAAAAGCGGTCAATACTGAACCGCTTGAGCACAGCATTCCGGCCAGAATTTCTATTGGGTGCGATGTGGCCCGCTTCGGCAACGACGACACCGCCATTGCGAAGAACATTGACGGGGACATTCAAAAGCTGGTCACGCGCCACGGTCAAGACCTGTACGCAACAGCCGATGACATTATCGAAATGTACAAGGCCCTGCGCACAGCGCATCCGCAATATCGCGGTCTGATCTATGCGATTATTGACGATACGGGTGTGGGCGGCGGAGTGACGGATATTCTCAACAGGGAGAAGATTCGGCAGAAGCTGAACAAACTCATGGTTGTTCCTGTCAATTTCTCGTCTGCTGTTCCTGACAAGGAAGCCGCCGGGAGATATGCCGATATTTCAACATGGATGTGGGCTGTCCTGCGCGACATGGCGGCGTCTGGTCTCCTGCATTTGCCGGATGACGCGACCTTGATAGGTCAGCTCACGACCCGCAAGTACATCTTCAGCGGCGCGCCCTCCAAGCTGAAACTTGAAAGCAAGGAGTCGCTAAAGAAGCGCGGCCTGACCAGCCCGGACCGGGCTGATGCAGTTGCGCTGGCATTATACGAGGGCGGAATTTTTGATGTCCGCAGTCTGATTTAACATAACCGGAAAGGAGAAAGCGTGAAAAAAGTTATTCCCGGAAAAATCAAAACACAGCTGCGCCTTGACGGTTACTACAATGTGCTGAACAAGTACGGCACCCAGCACGACAGCACGGAGTACTACCAGTGGGCGTCTGGCTCTGCGGTAAGCGATACGGAGCTGGCCGATCTCTATGCAGGAAACGGGTTGTTCTCAACCATTATTGATGCCCCGGCGGACGACGCAACCAAGAACGGCATCGACCTCGGCATCAAGGACAAAGACTTGCAGAAGCAGATCGACAACCACTTGCAGACCATCCGATACCAGAGCAAATTTGCCAAGGCTTTGCGCTGGGCGCGGCTCTTTGGTGGCGCTGCTGTGGTGATGCTGGTTGACGACGGGCGGCTCCTGCAGAATCCTTTGAACTGGCGTGACGTGCACGGCGTCGAAGAGTTGTTGGTATATGGCCGCAACGAAATGTATCCTCTTTGGGTCAATGGATATGAGAACAACCCGGACGATGAGGATTACCGCCGGGGCGGCACTGGCATCCCGGAGTACTACCAAGTCAACAGCGTGTACGGCAACTATGTTGTGCATTCGTCCAGATGCCTTGTTTTCCATAACTCGGACATCCCGGAAAGCTCCACTATGGCTAATCTCTACCGCACATGGGGCATCCCGGAGTATCTGCGCATTCGTGAAGAGCTGAGAAATGCCAGCATAGGCCCCGGCTATTCTATCCGCCTGTTGGAACGGCTGTCGATGGTGACCTACAAGATGAAGAATCTTGCTGGTGTGCTTTCCACGGCAGACGGCGAGGATACGGTTCTTCAGCGTATGGAAATGCTTGACCTTGCCCGTAATCTGCTGAACATGGTCATTATTGATGCCGACGGCGAGGATGTGGGCGTTCAATCCCTGTCTGTTGCTGGCGTTAAGGACATTCTGGACAATGCCTGTGCGATGTTGTCTGCTGTATCTCATATCCCACAGACGCGGCTTTTTGGGCGTTCCCCGGCGGGCGAGAATGCCACCGGAGAGAGTGACCTTGAAAATTACAAGGAATTCGTCGGAGGCCTCCAAAACGGCGACCTCCGCGATAACACCCGTACCCTCGTCGAGCTGATTCTTCGTGGTATGGTTTGGAACAGGGAAGTCAAGGAAATCCCTGAATACACCGTGACCTACAAGAGCGCGTGGAGCCCGTCTGACGATGAAAAGGCAGCACAAGACCAAGCTGCTGCTGCGGCACAGCTCACCAGAGCACAGACCGCTGGCACATACGTCACAAATGGAATTGTCGAAGCTGAAGAAGTTCGCCGCGCGATGGTTCGCGACGAACAGTTTGACCCAGAGAACATTCTCACGGAAGCGGACATTCACCAAGACTGGGGACTTGGCGGAGCCGATACCCAGCAGGAAGCCGCTGATAGCCAGCAACAGAATGCCGCGGATGCCAGCGGTTTTGTTACCGATGAAGGAGACTGCGGCTATGTGGCGGGTTTTGTCGTGCAGGACGGCAAGATCCTCTGCGGGCGCCGCTCTGATGGCCAAGGCTGGTGTGGCCCCGGCGGGCATATCGAGCCGAAAGAAACGCCGGGGGTGGCCTTCCGCCGGGAAGCCAAAGAAGAGTTTGGAATTGACGTTGGAAATATTACCTATCTTGGTAACTGTAAAGGAAAACCAGAAGAAATCCTCCCTGTGCAGATATACCGCGTCAACGACTATGCGGGAATCCCGGTGTGCGATCAGGAAGAGATGTTCACCGCCACATGGTTCACCCCAGAACAGATTCTTGCCCAAGAGGTCCCCGGCGGGCTGGTGTTCGACCCATTCCGCAGGAGCGTGGAAGAATATCTTGAACAACTGGGCCTGACGCTGGACGACTTCGATCCAAGCAAGCACAAGCGCGATGAGGATGGGAAGTTCTCCAGCATGGGGAACACAACGTCAAAAGATGAATTGGGCAAGGAAAAATCGTCAAAAGACTTGAATGATTCCCAAAGTCATGCTAAAATAAATTCTAACGCAGTTTCGGCAAAAGGCGCAAACGCTTTCAAAGTGAAAGGGTTTCCAAACAAGCAGAAGCTGAATAACCACTGGCAAAACGGAAGAACCCACGCCGCCGAGTACGCTCCCGATGGCATTACGACAAAGGAGCAATACGAAAAGCGGGCGGTTCAACTTCTGGAAAGCCCCTGTGGGAACGGCATCAAGGGCTATAAGACAAAAGATGGCCTTATATGCCGATACGATTCAAAGAAAAATGACTTTGCGAAAGGCTCCCCGGAGAAAGGCGTAAGAACGATGTTCAAGCCCGATGATGGGGAAGAGTATTATAGACGCCGACTTGAGGCTGAGGGAATAGAAAACGATGAATGACGAAACCATTTGCCCGCTGTGTGGGCAGCATCACTTTGAAGAGAACGATGATTTTGAGGAATGCCCCGTGTGCGGTTGGGTAAATGACGGCGTACAGCGCGCAGATCCCGATTATCGCGGCGGGTATAACCGCATCAGCCTGAACGAAGCAAAAAAGAAATTTGCCGCAGGCAAAAAGGTGTTTGATTAACAATAACGGCGTTGAGAGCCTTTGCAGGTGACGCGAGAGCGTCCTTTGCGGAGGCTCTTTTTGTTTGCAGTCATAGCTCAGTTGGTAGAGCGCCTGCCCTCCAAGCAGGATGCCGCGGGTTCGAGCCCCGTTGACTGCTCCATATCGAGGGTTGGCCAAGTTGGATAAGGCATGGGCCTTTGACTCCCAGACCACCGGTTCGAGTCCGGTACCCTCGACTTATGCTGGTGTAGCTCAGTTGGACAGAGCAGTTGATTTGTAATCTTCAGGTCGTGGGTTCAAATCCCATCCCCAGCTCCACCCGCCGTACACCGTAATCGGCACCTCGATGGCATGAGGAAGCGCCGACCCCGCTCCCAACAGACCGCTGCGAAGTGTTCTGGCCTGTTCCATGACTGAGCCAGCGCGGAGCCATATGCCGCGTTCCTTCCGCTTCGCCTTGGACGGATGCGCGCTGTAAGCAAAAGGTCAAACCCATTCAAGTGCTGCATGCCATGAACGTAAAGGTCCTGTATCTTCAACGATGCAGGGCCTTTTTTGATGCCGGCAGAGGGAAGATTCCCGGAAAGATAAAGAGGTGTTTATGCCAGTGAAAAACAACGGCCCCGGCAGATACAGTCGGGCTTCTACGACAAGAAAATCAAAGGTCGAGCCGGAATACCCGCAATGGGCAGAAAGTAAGATGCGGGCCATTGAGAACAGGCGCTTAAAAGAGCTTCAAGCTGTGGTGCGCGATTCAATGCCTGAGATACTGGCCATCGCTGCGGATGAAATGGATACGGCTTCTGAAAGCATCAGAAAAGATGGGTACAGCGACATGGTGCACCGCATCCAGAACAGGTTCCGCATTATGCGTGATCGGCTCAGTCGGCGGCTGAAAACCGACCCGCTGGAACGTGATGTCCGCCGCTGTGCGGATTATACAGACCGCCGCCAGCTCCAAGAATGGCAACGCAGTGTCCGGGCCACACTCGGCATCGACATCAGCAAGGACTTCTTCATTGGTGAGCGGTATGAGCAGATGCTTTCAAGGTGGGCGGAGCAAAATGTTTCTTTCATAACCAGCATCGAGAGCGATTGCTTTGATGATATGGAGAAAATCATTATTGACGGCTTTACAAAGGGCCGAACACCCGCCGCAATTTCAAATGAGA